TGGCTGGTGATGATGAGTTGTCTGTTAGGACTGAACTTGTTGGTGGCACTGGCAAATACGGGCGTCTTCTGGGTTGGCTTTACATTGGGGACGACAGTGTGTCCCTTAACGAGCAAATGATTACTGAAGGTTTCGCTCATGCATATGATGGCGGCACCAAGGATATGAATTTGGAAAAACTAAAAGAAATTCGTAGGGCACATGGTACTCTGGTAGAGTAAGTGTAATGGATATAATGAAATTTGATCAGGTGATGGTCATTGACGATCTCTTCACAGATGATGAGATCCTTTACATGGACACATACTTCACCCACTTTGACGGATGGCAACTTATCTTTGATAATGCGCCAGACGATACCTTATCCACTTATTCCCTAGGCAGAGCGATTGACTATCCTAACTACGGGGAGTTTGATCACTTCTGTATTAAACATGCATTTCTTCGCGCTGGGATTCCCATTCCTTCATTTCACCGAGTCGTTTATAATGCTTTCCGTCTTGGTGATAGTCCTTCTATCCACTGTGACGGGGAAGAAATAGACGCACTGAGTTTCCTTGTCTACACGAACAAGGCATGGATACCCGAATGGGGTGGTGAAACTGTCTTCATGATGGGAGATCGAATCACAGATACAGTCATTCCTAAACCAGGAAGGATTGTAATATTCCCAGGATTAGTACCTCATGGAGGTAGAGCGCCAACAAGACACTGCCCTGTTGCTGCTAGATATAGTGCAGTCTTTCAATTCTGTCCTGGACAGGAAGAGGTTGTGCTAGCACACGCAGCAGGTCAGGAGAAAAACAGGAGACCATTCCCGTATGAGCCAAAATGAGATCTATCTAGGTAATCCTAACCTAAAGAGGGCTAACGTAGCACAGAGCTTCAATGATGAGCAGGTGGCAGAGTTTATCAAGTGCTCTAAGGATCCTGTCTACTTCATTAAAAACTACATCCAGATCATCTCGCTGGATCGTGGTTTGATTCCATTTGAGTTGTACGACTTTCAGGAGTCGATGGTCGAAAGATTTCATGCGAATAGATTTAATATTGCAAAACTACCACGACAGTCAGGTAAGTCAACTGTTGTTACTGCATATCTGCTGTGGTATATCATTTTTAATGACAATGTTAACGTAGCAATCCTTGCTAACAAGGCAGCTACGGCACGAGAGATGTTACAACGTTTGCAACTATCCTATGAAAACCTCCCAAACTGGCTCCAACAAGGAGTCGTCAACTGGAACAGAGGCAGTCTCGAATTGGAAAACGGAAGCAAGATTATGGCTGCTTCTACTTCAGCTTCTGCCGTCCGTGGTATGTCTTTTAACATCATATTTCTGGATGAATTCGCCTTTATACCAACGCATATTGCTGACGAGTTCTTTAGCTCTGTGTATCCTACTATTAGTTCTGGTAAATCTACCAAAGTAATCATCATCTCCACGCCCAAGGGGATGAATATGTTTTACAAACTCTGGCATGATGCAGAGAAGGGCAAGAATGAATACACTACCACAGAAGTCCACTGGTCTGAGGTGCCTGGTAGGGATGCTGCATGGAAAGAGCAGACTATTCGCAACACGTCTGAAGAGCAGTTTAACCAGGAATTTGAATGTGAATTTCTGGGATCGGTTAACACTCTCATTACATCATCTAAACTAAAAACTTTGGTATACGATGATCCTGTGAAGTCCAGTCAAGGACTAGATGTGTATGAAGAGCCAGTAACCGATCATACTTATGTATGCACGGTGGACGTTGCTCGTGGTATAACTAAAGATTACTCAGCATTCTGTGTATTTGATACTACCACGATCCCATATAAGTTAGTAGCGAAGTATAGAAACAATAAAATTAAACCATTACTCTTCCCCAATATCATTCATCAGGTAGTGACGAGTTATAATCATGCCTTTACCTTGATTGAGGTTAATGATATTGGTGGACAGGTGGCAGATATTATGCAGTTTGATCTGGAGTATGACAATCTCCTGATGTCATCCATGCGTGGACGTGCTGGGCAGGTTGTAGGACAAGGATTCTCTGGGTCTAAGGTGCAACTAGGTGTCAAGATGTCTACCACAGTCAAGAAGACTGGGTGTGCAAACATGAAACAGTTGATTGAGGATGACAAACTTGTCTTTAATGACTATGATATCATTGCTGAGTTAACTACATTCATCCAGAAGGGACAGGCATGGGAAGCCGAAGAAGGATGTAATGATGACCTCTCTATGTGTCTGGTCATATTCTCTTGGTTAGCGACCTCAGACTACTTTAGAGAACTGCATGACAACGATGTCAGGACGCGAATGTATCTGGAGCAGAAGGAAGCAATTGAAGCAGACATGGCACCGTTTGGATTTATGGATGATGGTCTTCAGGAAGAAGTAATTGTAGATCCACAAGGACAGACATGGCATAACGCAGAAAGAGAATCTATTGCTGAGTATGGCGACATGTCGTATATGTGGGATTACCAATGAGTAGCGAATTTGATTACGTTGAAGCACCTACCGAAGGTGAAGTTGATAAGTGGGGGTTTACTATTAAACCATCTATCAGCGATGAAGAATGCATTCTCCGTTGTATAAAGAATGCACCTGAAGGATGTGATAAAAAACAAGTTGCCAGATTGGTGCAGGAATGGACTTTGAAGACAACCTAGATCTAGAAGAGTTTCTATTTGTAGATAGGCAGTGTCGCAAATGTCTTCGCACCCTGTCACTGGTAGATCATTTCTATAAGACTAGACCTGATAGAGGTAAGAATGTTTCAGCATATTCTTATACTTGTAAACAGTGTCAAGTAAAGCGTAATGCTGCTAATAGGAAGAAGAAAAAGATATGGATTACTGAATATCCTGACTGGTGATTTCGTCTTGTTTACCCTCTGAAAAACACCGTTATTCTAAATAGTTTCAGCATCCGACTAGGAATCTAATCAGGAGAATCTAAATGGCATCAACACAACTTTCACCAGGGGTTGTTGTACTTGAAAGAGATCTGACCTCCGTAGCCAACGCAACAGTTGATAATGTTGCTGCTATTGTGGGATCCTTTGAAAAAGGACCCGTTGAGGCAATGACCACGGTCACCAGTGAGCGCGAGCTCCTGTCGATCTTCGGTCGTCCAAACGAGTATAACTACGAGTACTGGTTTTCTGCAGCACAATTCTTGCTGTATGGCGGCACCGTAAAGGTTGTCCGTGCAATGAATGACTCGCTCAAGAACGCAATCGATACTGCACAGTTTATCGTCGCAACCTTCAGCAGCACTGACACTACGCTGACAGTTGCAGCTGCAACCGATCTGGACGTTAACGATCTGCTTCTTGTGGACGCAGAATTGCTCGTTATCCAGGCAGTCTCTGGTAACGACGTTACCGTGCTTCGCGGTCAACTTGCAACATCTGCTGCATCTCACGCTGCTGCTGCTCCAGTAACTCTTATTGAGCCTGCTGGCACATCATCAACTATTAACGAAGGATCTACCTTCACCGACGCTGACGCCACTCTTACAGTGACCTCTGCAACCACCCTTGGTGGCGGCACCAACTCTTACATTAGAGTTGATGACGAGATCATGCAGATCACTGGTGTTTCAGGTAACAACCTCAACGTGACTCGCGGTCTGCTCGGCACTACTGCTGCTGCACACACCGATGGATCTGCCGTTGCACTGCAACTGGTAACAGCACAGAAGACTGAGATCAACGAAACAACTGCAACTGGTATCACTGCTCCACTCATCAAGAACGATGACGAGTATGAGACCAACGTTGAGAGCGCAGCAAACAACTGGAAGTGGGCAGCAAAATCTGCTGGTCTTCATGGTAACTCCATCCGCGTGGTAATGACCGACGCTGGTGCTGATCAGGTGTTGTCTTTGGCACAACCTACTAGCACTGAGTGGCAATTTGCCAGTGGTGCAGAAGTTGCATACTCTGCAGCAAACATCTACGCTAAGGTTTACACCTACGACACGATCGTCACCGTGGTTGACGACTCTACCCTGATTGGATCCTTCGAGAAGGACAACTACATCACTGCTGTTAGTGGTGGTGTTACTGGTCGTATTGTTGCTTGGGATCCTGAGACTCGCAAACTTGAAGTTGCTATCGACTCCTCCTCCGCTGACGTGCTGGAGATTGGCGATACCATTTCTGAGTTGGCAAACAGCAGCAACACTCCTGGTAGTGCAACTGGCGATGCCGCTACGGTTGAGGCAATCCGCAGAGAGTTGAGAGTTTCTCTTAACCCTGGATCTCCTAACTTCCAAGCAAACCAGAACGTTGCAGACTCAAATGCTGCTACTGTGCTGATTGCCGCAGTCGAAAGTGACTACGACACCCGCCTTTATGGGGTGAATCAGAGATGGGCAAACATCGCTCCTCGTCCTACTACATCCGCATATGTGGAAGATAGAGGTGGTTATAACGACCTGATGCACATCCTGGTCCTTGACGGCGACGGAAAACTGACTGGCACACCTGGCGCTCTCCTTGAGAAGCACCTCAACGTGTCTAAGGCAACCGATGCCAAGTCTCCTCAGGGTGACAACATCTACTACAAGAACGTTGTTAAGCAATTCTCGCAATTCCTGTATTGGGGATCGCATGAAGTTAACAACATCTATGATCGCGACACTAACGCTTCTGGCGGTTTCGGTCTTAGTGGTACTAACAGAGAGTTTGATCTGATTAAGTCTGACAACTCCCTCAACAACCTTGATGACCCAACAGGTCTCAACCCCCTCGCTGTGCCTCTGGTTGGCACGAAGGGTCGCGCAACGTTGCGCTTTGCTCTCCAAGGTGGCATCGATGGTTATACCATCTCACGCCCTAACATCTTGGGTGCATACACACTCTTCAATGACGCTGAGACTGTGCAACTGGACTACATCCTGATGGGTCCTGGCATGAATAGTTTGAATGATACTATCGCCAAAGCACAACACATCATCGGCATTGCAGATGCCCGTAAGGATTGTATCGCTTTCATCTCGCCATATAGAGGTGATATTGTCGGACAATCTTCAGTACCTCAAATTGTGCAACGCACAGTTGAGTACTTCGATCAACTTGGATCTTCCTCGTATACTGTCTTCGATAACAACTACAAGTATATCTACGACAAGTATAACGATGTCTATCGTTACCTTCCTTGTAACGCTGACATGGCAGGTCTGGTATTGAGCACCACTCTTAATCAAGAGCCTTGGTTCTCTCCTGCAGGTTTCAACCGTGGTAACCTGAGAAACAGCATCAAACTTGCTTATTCTCCTTTGAAGGATCACAGAGATTTGCTTTATGCAGCAAGAGTTAACCCCATCGTCGCATTCCCTGGTCAGGGTATGGTCCTCTTCGGAGACAAGACTGCACTGGGTTATCAATCTGCATTCGACAGAATCAACGTCCGCCGTCTCTTCCTCGTCATCGAAGAAGCGATCAGTAAAGCGGCTAAGACTCAACTCTTTGAATTGAATGATGAGTTTACTCGCCAACAATTCAAGAACATCGTTGAGCCTTTCCTGAGATCTGTCCAATCACGTCGTGGTATTGTTGACTTCTTGGTTGTCTGTGATGGCACCAACAACCCAGCGGAAGCAATTGACCGTGGTGAATTCTACGCTGAGATCTTTGTGAAACCCACAAGATCCATCAACTTCATCACACTGACCTTCACGGCAACAAGGACTGGCGCTAGCTTTAACGAGCTCGTCACCTGATCATCCAACCATCTAAACCCCATTACATAAACCAATCGGAGTACTAGACAACAATGTCAGAAAAATACCCAGGGCAGACAGAAGGCAAGATGGTCAATGCACCAATCCTTGACTTCAGAAACAGAATCGGGGACCTCGCCCGCCCCAACCTATTTCAAGTTGAAATCGGTTTCCCTAGCATAGTCGATGAAGGCACCCCAGCATCGGGTGCCACACCTGGATCTCAAGAGAAACTCCAGCAGGAAACTGCTGGTGCTTCCCAGGCAGGATCCTCCGCTTCATCTGGATCTCTCGCAACCTTCCTTGTGAAGGCAGCAAACATCCCCGCTTCTACAGTGGGTGTGATTGAGGTTCCTTACAGAGGTAGGACACTCAAGATCGCTGGTGACAGAACCTTCGAGCCATGGACAGTTACTGTCCTCAACGACAAAGGATTCGCACTGCGCTCTAAGTTTGAAGAGTGGTCTACTAAGATCCAAAACCTGCAGCAAAACCTGCAAACACCTCAGAATATCTCTGAATATCAGTCTGGTGCAATTGTGCGTCAGTATGATAGACAGGGTGGTGTTGTAAGATCGTATCAGTTTGTTGGCATCTGGCCCTCAAACATCAGTGCAATTGATCTTGCATGGGATAGCAACGATACTCCTGAAGAGTATACTGTTGAATTCCAGGTCCAGTACTGGACATACGCTAACGATAATAACGCTGGTAACAGTGTTTCTAAATAGGTTAAATTCCTAGCGTATAAATAATTGATAATGTATAGGGACAGTTGAATGTCACAACTATTTGGTTATTCCCTAGATCGAAAGAAAGGTAAGGGCTCTGCGAAGGGTCCTTCTTTCGTGCATAAAGACAATGACGATGCCGCGCAACCCATTGCTGCTGGTGGACATTTTGGTCAGTATGTAGATCTGGGAGACTCGGCAAACAAGTCGAGCGATGTCGATCTTATTGGTCGGTATCGTGGAATGTCTTTGCATCCTGAAGCGGATGCAGCAATTAATGACATTGTGAATGAGGCAATCGCTGGAGATCTTGACGATCACCCTGTTGATATTGAGCTTTCAAATCTTAAAGTGTCTGACGCTATTAAGACTCGTATCAGAGAGGAGTTTGAGAATGTTCTCAGTCTCCTCGATTTTGATAGAAAGGCATACGATATCTTCCGTAGATGGTATATCGATGGTCGCCTCTTTTACCATAAGATGATTAACCCTGATAATCCCAAGGAAGGGATTACAGAGTTGAGGTATATTGATCCTCGCAAAATCAAGAAAGTTATCGAGTATGATAAACCCAAGGATCGCATTTCACCTGCAGATCCACAGGTCAACGTGCTGATTCCTAAGGCAGTTGAGTATTATATTTACGCGCCTAAGGGTCTACGCGGTTACGAAAACAATGGAATCAAGATTGCACCTGATGCAATTTGCTATGCCCACTCAGGGCAACTTGATATGCAGCGCAACACTGTGCTGTCACACCTCCATAAAGCAATTAAAGCACTCAATCAACTGAGAATGATTGAGGATTCGCTTGTTATCTATCGTCTCTCTCGCGCACCCGAGCGTAGAATTTTCTACATCGATGTGGGTAACCTGCCTAAGCAAAAGGCAGAGCAATACCTCAGAGAGGTGATGTCTCGCTACAGAAATAAGTTGGTGTATAACGCTGACACTGGTGAGATTCGTGATGACAAGAAATTCATGTCTATGCTGGAAGATTTCTGGTTGCCAAGACGTGAAGGTGGACGCGGCACTGAGATCACCACACTCCCAGGTGGACAAAACCTAGGTGAGTTGGAGGATGTCAAGTACTTCCAGAAGAAACTCTACAGGTCACTCAACGTACCTGAGTCACGTCTAGAATCTGACTCTTCTTTTAACGTTGGTAGGTCTGCAGAGATCACCCGTGACGAAGTTAAATTCCAAAAATTCGTCGTTAGACTCCGCAAGAAGTTTGGTGATCTGTTTAACGATCTGCTTAAGACTCAACTTATTCTGAAAGGTGTCTTCACACCTGAAGAGTGGGAAGATATGAAAGAGCATATTCAATATGATTTTGTTGCTGACAACTACTTCGCTGAGTTGAAAGAGCAAGAAATCATGAATGCTCGCATGGCACTTCTGCAGCAGATGGACCCATTCGTGGGCAAATACTTCTCGCTGGAATACATGCGTCGTCAGATCCTTAAGCAACCTGATGCCCTATTCAAGGACATCGATAAGGATATGGCGCAAGAGATCAAAGACGGTAAGGTCATTGATCCTATGCAAATGCCAGCAATGGAAGTAGAGCAAATGGCAATGTCACTCCAACCAGAGCCAGTTGATCCTGAGCAACAAGCTATGGATCAATACGCGCAGCAGGGAATCGATCCTGCGGATCGTAAAAAAGGAGATTTCTAAATAGTATTACTGAATTCTTAATAATTATGCCAACCCAATCCGCGCTTGAGATCGTCAACGCATTGTTTGCAGGTCAAAAAGATCTATCAGACTACGTTGATTCTGCTATGAAAGTCGTAGCGGTTGATCAAATTGACGCCAAGAAGCAAGAAGTCGGATCCTCAATGTTTAAGGAACCCGACGAAACACCTGAAGTCGAAGCATCTGCAGAGACCGAGGTAACTGATACCCCACCAGAGGAAACAACAGATGAGACTGATCAGAGAGGAGATTGAATCCGCAAAGGTAAC